CTATTGGCTTGAATTTGTGCTTCGACTAGTTGTTCAAGCTCTGTATTCACCGAGGACGCTATTTTGCCAAAATTAGTAATAGAGCCGGGACTTGTGGCTGTAACAGTGCCAGTTTTCCACGACAGCGTGATGTCGTTCAAAATGTCATTTAGAGTCCGATTGCTCTGGATCCCGTTCCATAGAATATAACTTTCTGGAATGTTCTTATAGCCGTAAGTTGCGACATAAGTTGTGCGCCGCGCTTCATTGGCATATCCCACTTTTCCATCGCTTGTCTCATAGATATATCCAAATCCCATTGTGGCGTAATATGCGGCCAGTGAGTAACCATCCGCTGGAGAGCCCGCTCTGGCCATGAATTGATAATCGCCCGGCGTGTCCACTGTATCGATTGTGACGCCGCATTCGGTGAGAATTGTAAGCATTCTCGCATCGTCATATTCAACAGGATAGGCAGTGGCTCCCACAACCTTTCGAGCCATATCAGCGAATGGCGCGACGGCAGTAATAGTCTGAATGGCCGCCTCTGAGCCCGTTGTGACCCCATCCATACGATTTGAGATGTCTGTAATCTTGCCCGTAAAAACTGTGTGTGGAGTGCCAGCCGAATAATTGACCGTGACCACAACCGAATCATTTATTTGGAAATTGTTATTCGCATCGGTAATGTTAAGGATTTCAATAGTTGCGTATCCCGCTCTGGCCTGCTCCCAGATATTTGTGCGCCCATAGTTGATTGAAACTGAATTTATGGATTTAGAAGTAAAACTTACGCTGGCAATTGTGACGGTTGCGTTTGGATCATACGATGGCATTATGAAGTAGCCACGATCCTACTCAGACCCAAATTGTTGAAAGATCCGCTTGTTGTAGCTTCTCGCCCTAGCAGATTGGCAATCGTGCGAGCTGTTGCGACGGAATCAAGCGCCCCATTGACCACAATGCTTATATTTGGAGATTGCGCTAAAAACGGACTTACGCTGGAACCCGGAAAGTTGCCGCTGGTACCAGTCAGATCTGAGAATAAAGATTGAGATGGCGTCATGTTTGGAAGCGGCTGATATTGAATGTTACTTGGTAGCGCCGAACTGACGCCTTTAGCCACTGCGTCTCCAATTGTGCCACCGCCAGAACTACCGCCCGAAGTCATGCCGCCGCTAGATGATCCGCTACCAGCGGAACCGCTGGCCGTTAAGAAATCAACATTCATGGGAGTTGAACTGCGATTGACCGAGCGAATGCCAGCGGTCGTTTTGCTTACAATTCCAGCGTATTCATTGGCCAGCGCCATTGTTTCATCGGCTCCAAGAAGCCAATTCTTGGGATTTGTAATAACTTTAATAAGTCCAAAAGTGTAAGCAATGCCTTGCACCAATTTATTAAATACATTGATTATGTTTTCCGCCCAGTGAATAACCTTGGCCAAACCCGATGAATTGCCAGTATTTGCATCGTCATTAAAAACGGCAAATAAATTTCCAATATTTATTGCCGCGTTTCTAAAAGCATCGCCTAAATCGAATGATGCTTGAGCGGTTGTGTCCAGCGCATTACGAGCGCCACGATCTCCAGTCAGACCAGAGACGAATGCGTTTATTTGTGGAACTACATTTGCCGCGATGTAATCCACGAGCTTTGTGATTTGTGGAAGTAACGCAGCGCCCACTGATTCTTTAGCTTCATCCAAAGCTACTTTAAGCCGAGCCATTTTTCCTGAAAATGTGTCTGCCTTTTCTGCGGCCTGACCGCCAAAAGTAACAGCCAGAGATTTTGTAACTTCATCCATGCTCATTGTTTTTAATTGTGCTGCGCTTAGTCCCACGCCTAATTTTCCGAGCGCGCCAGTGTTGCCTTCGTAAGCCTTGCCTAGCGCATTCGATACGGCCTCTAGCGACTTACCAGATCCCGCGCTTATATCTAGAGCCAAAGTCTGGAGCTTCTGAGCTTCCTCAACATCTTTTGTGGCTCTGACTAATCGTTCCAAACTCGGGCGCAATTGCTCATCTGTGACGCCAAACGCGAGCTGAGTTTTTAGAATATAGGCTTCGGTTGCTTTAATCTGTGCATCTGTTGCGCCAGTGACATTTTGCAAAGTTGCAGCCAGTTTTGCTTGAGCCGCTTCATCCTCGATTGCGGATTTGACGCCATCAATTAAGAGCTTGCCAGCATAAGCGGCGGCAGCTAGACCAGCAAGAGCGAATGCCGCGCCTGCCTTCTTAGCAAAATCTCCGACCTTATCTCCGAAGCCTTCGACTTCATCTGTCGCGCCTTTGACGCCCTTTTTTAATTCATCAAAGTCTGCATCAAATTGGATCCGTACCTTTGGAATGCCAGCCATTAGTCGAGCCCACTTTCTTTAATTACGGCCTGAATCATTGCTGTGTATTCTCTGGCCAATACCGGAATGTAAAAATCGACGGCTGGCGCAATCCAGTAGCCACTATGACTGCGACCGACTTTGAATCTGTTTGTGTAGGAGCGACCGATTGAATCCACGCCCGGTTCTGATCCAAACTCCGAGCCCCATAGCAGAGCTCCGGCAGGCGCCGAGTTTTGACCCACTCTGTTGCCCTTGCCGCTCTTGCTGGCTGTTCCGCCATATTTGCGGCCAATTTTCTTGGATCCGCCAATATCAACCCGAATCAAACGATCGCGTGGTGTTGAAATTGATTCCATGACTAGCTTTGTCTGTGGCGTAGGAGATTGAGATCCAAATTGATAGAGCTGGCCAGCCAATCGTTGTGAAAGCGGTTGCGCTGCGTCTCGAACTTTACTAGCTGTCTCTTTGTCTAAAGCGTTCAATAAACCGATGAGACTTTTGAGCGCAAGCGGTTCGATGGTGATTGCATAGACACCGCGCCCGCTCTTACTTGCCATTTCGTTTCTCCAGAATCTCTATCGCTGTGAGTATTGCTTCCGCCGTGTCCCACTCCTTCATCGGGATTCCCGTGACTATTGCTAGTTCTACGAGAGTCCGATTTATGCTTCCGGCGGCGTAACTTTTGGGCTGTCAGTATTTCCTGCCTCGATGTCTGCCACCGTTTCGCACCATACTTCGTAACCCTTGATTGGCTTGCCTGCGGCTTCACGCTTCATCGAGTTATACGCCAAAAATAAGAGATCGGAGATTCCTATTTTCTCGCTTGCTTGTTGAATTGTGAATCCTGTTTTCTGCTCCCACTTCATCCATTCCGGCGGAGCTGCGATGTAAGTCGCAACCTCGCCGGATTGAAAGGTGATATCAATCGATAGTTTCATTTTGCTCCCGTTTCTTTATGATTAACTAATAGTTAAAACTGGAGTGGTCGCGCATAGCATCGACCATGAATCTGTCTGTGCGTCTGGAGCAGCGCCGCCGGCGGTTGGAGCTACCGGGAACGCAGTGCCAGCGAAAGATGCGCCAGTGGCAGTTACTAAGGTGAAGGCTAAAGCTGTATTTGGAGCACTTGTGAACGCTGTCCACATTGCCTCAAATAGCGATGAAGCCACGCCCCAGTCTGCTAGTAAATCAATGTTAAGAGTCCATTGATCATCGATGTGCTTGTAAGCCTTGCCATCGAGTGTTTGATATGTGCTAATAACAGGCGCATTGACTAGCGTTACCGCGGTCGTTTGTGCTTCGTAATTTGTAGTCGCGAGTGTGAATGATATATCGCGACCGGTGACGATTGTAGTTGCCATTTGTTGCTCCTTTAGGTTTGTGTGTAGTAGGTCGAGATTGATATATCTGCGACTAGCAGATTACTTGCTCCGACGGATGTAATCGATGGACGCTGAACATCTCCGACTACATATCCCGAAGGTATAGCTCCGAGAATTTCGATGATTAACTTCTCCAGATTATCCAGAGATCCTGAGTTTGAGTTATATGCAACAGCGGCAGTAACTATGAAATTGAGTTTTACTTTAACGGCAGCCTTACCAATTAGCGTGCTCTCCATCATTGGAGAGTCATACAAGATCACGCAAGCTGGCGGAATGACGGCTTCTGGGACGGATGCATAAACCGAAGCCGCCACTCCAAGAAGCGCCGTCCGAAGCGGATCCCTGACATCATCTAGGATTGAGCTCATTGACAGATATTCTCGACATCGACGAATGGACTCAATAGCCCCGTGACCCTATTCTGGAGACTGCGACCCATGCGGAACGGTGATGGCTGGAAATCTACGCCTTCAATTTGACCGCCGGGAGCTGTGATGCTCTGGAATATCTCAACACTAACTACAAGAAGCGCGGATTCTACGGGCGCGACTCCGACATATAACTCAGCGGCAGATGCGCCATCTAAGGCCGCAACGCCCGCTGGAATGACTGGACGGATCTCAACATCGGCATTGACTTTGGCCACCGAGAAGGTATAAGCGCCCACTAGATCATCGGTGATTGTGTAAGTTCCATTGAATAAATTAGGGACGCATCCGGTGATATTCACGGATTGACCGACCACGAATCCATTGAGTCTCTGAGTCGTGTAATAAGCGACATCATTCTCTAAATAAACGCCAGTAACGGCGGCCTGATATGCGGTGAGCATTGGCAAGACCACGCCTTCGGCTGAATCAATTATATTTTCAAGATAAACATCACTGTAAAGAGATGAGCTAACACCGAGAACGCCGCGCAGTTCTGCGACTGTAATTATATTAGGCACTAGCTCATCCTCTCATTCGACTCGACTAGAGACGGGAGCGCCCCTAGTCGATGATTATTTTGTACGGCTTAGGTGAAGTTAAAGAGATTTCCACCGGCTGCGAGCTTTGTGGCGATTGCGCCATAAGAATTGAGCGAGATTTCCACGGTTCCATCTGAAGGCTTATTAACATCTAAACGGTAAGAAGGTGATTCGTACCATGTGAATGCGCCCGGCTCCAGAACGACCATTGAATCATCGCCAGTTCCAGTGAATTCGCCTGAGTTATCAACAAAGAAGTTAAGTCCGAGAACTGCTCCGCGTTGTGATTGACCAGTTACAAGGCCAGCTTGGTTCATTGGTTGGTAAGCGTTGAATAGCGGAATGCCGCCTGAGTTGTAGCCCATTATGTTCGTCCATTGTCCCGGACTCACAAGGAGATTCTGTGCGAATTTTTGTGTGCCTGCATATACGGCCGCATTTGCGCGAGAGACATAAGCGATCAAGCCTGCCGCTGTGTTAGCAGTTGGAGTTCCATCTGTATCTGCATCAGCTTTAATTTGTGCTGCGACTGCCTTATTTTGTGAGAAGGCCATTGCCGAAGCCATGATTGAGAGAAGCTCATTAAAGAATGCAGGTGAGCTGCGTTCTATAATTTCTGTTGTGAGAATATTGCGACCCGCGAAGCGAGTGATCGGCACATCGATGTAGGCCGATGTAACGCCAGTATTTGTTACGGCGCCGCCTTCTGCAACAGGATCGACTTCTGCGATTTGTGTAATCTTTGGGATCTGGAATTGAAGGCCAGCGTCCGGCAAATTTCCACGGCTGATTGCATCTATTGCGCCTCTGGTTGCATTGCTTAGACCATTGACCACTTCGGTGAGCTGGCGAGTTGGATTAAAAGCTGGGTTTGTAGTTCCCAGATCATCATTTGCCGCTGCGACATAGATTGCAGATTCAGAGTTTGGATATAGCTGAGCCTTGATTGAATGCTCGACCCATGTTCCCATGTTGATGATTGGACTGCGTGGCTTTGTTGTAGCCATCGGCACATGACCGAGAGTTACGATTTTGGAAGCTTCAACCGGTTCGGCTGGAGCTTCGATTACGGCTGGAGTTGGTTCCACTTCGTTTTCTCCTTCTGTTGTTGGGTTTTGTGTATCTGGATCCGACGCTCCCGTTTCGGTTTCAGAATTCTCATTCTCACTTGCCGCAATTGAAACTTTTGCGGATGCGATGGCTGGATCTGTTACAAGTGAGACCTCTTTCAATTTGCTCGCGCTAATAGTTAAAACGCCCTCGATGTTTTGATACTTCTCAGCATTAACGCCCACACTAAATCCGTCGCGCAATTGTGTGCTGGCCTCGACTAGCGCGTCATTGCCCGCGTTAGTTGTAGCCACGGAAAACACGGCGTCAATTCCATCTGGCGTGTTTGTGTAGCTCTTTAAAAATCCAATTGGATTATCCCGGCGATGTTCAAGCAATAATTTAGTGGTATCGGAGAAGGTAATGGAATCCGGCAGGAATTTAGTTTGTCCCGCGCTAGTAGATCCGATTTCATTCCATGTGACTATGCGGCCAGAGATTTCGCGTTTAGGAAAGTCTGTGGCTGATACCTTTATGGAGAAATTAACATCCAGCGGATTGTTTATTTTTGTCATCTGATCATGTCCTCTTCCATTCGTATTTCATCAGGCGTTAGTGCTCCGATGCGATTCATAATTTCATAAACTTGTGCGCGCTCGAATGCTGATCCACGCAGGTAATCATCAAGATTAAATTTAACTTCTTGAGATGCTGGTACGAAATCATTTGCCATGCCTGTCATCGATA